GCGTGGTAGCCATCAAACGCCCATCTCGGGTCGCTTTGACAGCAAAGAGGCCGCTTTGGCACACCTTCGTAAACGCAATCCTTTACACACTGGAGTCTAATATGCCTAATTGGTGCAACAACTATCTGGAACTAGAACACGATGATCCAGTAATGATTACCCGGGCCCGTAAGGCCTTTGCTGAGGGCAAGCTCTTAGAAGAGTTTTGCCCAGTGCCGGCAAGCCTACATATCGTATCAGGTCGCGTTGGTAGCGATGAGGATGCTGAACAGAAGAAGCTCGAAGAAGATACTGAACGAAACATTAAGGAGCATGGATATGGAAACTGGTACGACTACTGCGTCAACGAATGGGGAACGAAGTGGGATGTGGGTGGCGATGGTTATGAAGCGTCCGACACTAGCCCTAACGCCACGTCTATGGCTTTTGACAGTGCTTGGGCTCCTCCTACTGGTGCAATGGACAAGTTCATGGACCTAGGCTTCAAGGTCAAGTTGATCTATTGGGAATCAGGCATGTGCTTCTGCGGTATCTACGATGAGAACGGTGATGACTACATGGACTACAGTGATATGAGTGCTGATGAAGTAGAAGCCAATATCAATTCCGAAGTAGACGAGTGTATGTGCATCGTAGAGAACCTGCGTGAGTGGGAAGAAGAGAACTCGGAAGACGAGGAAAACATCGACATCGATCTTGATGGCGGGTTGAGTGCAATTAACGAACAGGGACAAGATGAAAACAAATAAAGAAAAGAACGTCGAACACGATGCAAGGATGCAGGAACGGGTGCGTCCCAAACAGCCTGAATACAATTGGCGACCATTGGAGGCTGTGATCCGGCAGTGGATCCTGAACAGTAAATGAGCGTCTTAGAACTTAGCGGTCGGCCGTATGTAGTATTCAATCCTGCAGACAAACTGCATCGATCTTACTATCATAATTTCGTTCTAACAAAGACTTGGGGTATGTGTCCAGTTCGATTCGTAGTCCCAGAGGATCACGGCGATTTGATCACAATGATCCAACGAAGTTTGGTTAAGTTCTATGTCGAGCGCGAGTTCAAGCATGTGGCACAAAAGCCACAAGTTTTGATTCGCCAAAAGAGGAAGAAATAGGTTGACAACTAACCAAAGTAGTTGTATAATTAGGACATGCAGAAGAGATTGGCTCGGATGCATTAATTTTAAACACACACAGAAAGAGGCACATCATGGCTACAGATAAAACATTTAAGGTATTTGGCGTTTCTAAACTCGATGGTGAGTACAAGGTTCGCTTTGCAAATGATATCATGCGTATCAAAGTACTTGCTAAACACGGTCACGAAGACATTCGATTGGCTGAAGTTGACACGGCTTTGACCAAGTACGAAGGTATTCTAGCTATCCAGTCTATGGAAGACTTCCAAGACGCGGCAGCTCAGTCAGCTATTGCTGAGTACCTTGAGGAAAAGGCACCTAAGGCTAAGGCAACTAAGCCAGTGGCTAAGGCAGCTCCTGCTCCTAAAGCCAAAGCAACTAAGGCTCCTGCAAAGGCAGTCAAGGTTACAGAAGACGAAGACGCACCGTTCTAATGCGTTATGCACCCTCGCTCAGTACAGACTACAGCCCACATAGGGTTGTAGTCAGAGACTTCAAAACGGAGCCTCCTGGGCGGGTGCTACTAATCATAGCTAGAGACAATCAACACGAAGCTGAACAGATAGCAGTTACCATCTGCGATCTACTCAATAAACAAGAAACCGACACAACAACATGAACTGGGAACTATATGAGGTTTGGTCCGTTGATATAGACGGGCACGAGGAACTCATTGACACCACAAAGAGTCTTAAGGAAGCCAAGCAGATTGCAGAGATTAACATCACCGACTACTACGTCGAGTGCATAATCTACGCAGAGGATCCAGAAGGCGACCTTGTAGAGCTAGAGCGAGTTAAGTAAAGAGTAGGGCCTCTAGCTCATTCGGTTAGAGCAGAGGACTCATAATCCTTTGGTGCGGAGTTCGAATCTCCGGGGGCCCACCAGATCAGGGCTGTTGTTTTTACGCAACAGCTCTTTTCTTTTGGTTGACAGTTCGGGCTTGAATTGCTATAATACACACATAGACAATAAGGAGCAAAGATGGACAAGAGCGTACACATTCCCGGAGCACCAGAGTACATAGCAACTCCAATCACTCCCCAAGCCATGGTGGCACACGGCCTTATGATTTTGAACAGACAGCACGGCGGATGCTATGATAGAGGCTCAGCAGACAGCTACTACCGTCGTCCCCCAAGCCCACACAAGTACCCTATGGGCACTTACAATGGTGACCCTGTAACAGAGCTCACAGCTGACGAAGTAGCGGCCTATATGAAGGGCTACATGGACAACGAACAGAGCGGCGACTTCAAAGACTGGGGTTGACACTCTGGGTCCAAACTGCTATAATTAGGACATGAACAGCAACACACAGGAGCACAAGATGAAAGTTACCGTTGACATCCCAAAGAGCATCATAGACAACATCAAGCGATCCGCCGAGTCCAACGGTGTGACCCCCACTAAGGCCCAAATCCAAGAGTTCCTGGAATGGCATGTAGAGGGCGTCTATGCCGACTTCCACACAGAAGATCTGGACGATATTACAGCTGATAATTTCGGTTGACACTTCGAGCTCGATCTAGTATAATACACACATACACAGCAAATAAGGAGCGAAACTTATGCAACTACTAATCACAACACAAACCCAAGAGAACTACGGTGCCCATGATTGGGACGGCGAAGGTGAGTGCCCACAGTACTGGAAGTTCAAAGGCGGTCAGGATTACAAATATGACCTGGCAGGCTTCCGCTTCGAAAGCGAGTTCTGCGACAAGAACCTGCGCATGATCGTGGACGGCCTGAGAGATCAGATTGAAGAGAACAACGACTACTATCGTAACAACATCATCGGCTATCAAGTAGTAGAAGACAACTACCTCACTGAGTTCGAGCAGAGCCAGTTGGATTACGAAGGCCGTATCACATATCCCGCAACCCGTTTAGAAATGAAGGAGCCTGTATAATGTACAACATCGTTAAGAACCCTATTCCACGCTCAGGACTTTGGGCAACTCCAACCCTAGAGCAGATCCAAACACAGATCGAAGGCTTCCCGCCCGAGATCCGTGCCCAGATGCATCACGTGATGATGCTGACCCTCAATGCCTGCAACAAGCTGGTAGAGGACGAGATCCTATCTAAAGAGATCTTTGCACAATGAACGACATCCTGTATGCGTTCTATATGACCATGGAGCTGTGGATTTTTTGCGGAATCCTGTTGACAGCTTTGGTGATTGAAGCTATAATTACTACTTAAACAGCACACAGGAGCGAACCTAATGCGTACACAAACAAACAAGCTACTAGAGATGATGGACGAAGGTGTCATCAGCGCCCAATCTATTGCAGAGATGGCTCTGTCTTACATGTCAGAAGATGACGTGGCAGACATGATGCGAGCCAACGATATCCTGGAAGAAGAGGATGATGGACAACCCGACGAAGCTCAGGAATGGGCGGACTTTGACGCAGACTGCTAATAGCAGTTGACAGGCCAACTAAAAGATAGTATAATTAAGACTTAAACAGCAACAAGGAGCGACCCAAATGGCTAAATTAAATTATGACAAGTTCGCAAGCTTCGACCTTAACGAAGCCTGTGACCACTTTGACTGTACCGATCAACGGGCCTGGAAGAAGATCCGCCCTTTCATCGTAGCAGACGGTGAAGAGTACGCAGAGGTCATGCTTAAAGAGTTTGACTACGATGAAGTCCATGACGGCGAGTACCAGACATTTGAAGCAGGCGTTAAATATGCACTAACTAAGATGAACTTGGCATTTGAGAAGGCAGGAGTGGACCTCCAGATCTGCGAGGTAGACTTGGTAGAGAGCATGGGCTTTATGTTAGTACGTTGCGATGACGAGCCCGAGGACTTTGTAAAACGGGTCTTGAAGAAGCCCGTCATGATGGTGGACAGCTGGGTCTAAAGAGTTGCCAAAGAGTCAGCCTACCACTAGACCCTGCAACACGCCTGGGCACTTCGTAGGTTGACACTGAGGCACTTTGACAGTATAATTAACACTTACACAAACACAATGGAGCGAAACATTATGGTAACAGCAGAACAGATCCAAAAGGGCCTTCCACTAGCAATCCAAGCTAGCCAGGACATGTACACCAAAATTGGCGGCGACAGGTTTGCCTGTGGCTTTGCTTGGGTAGACGTGTTCGTGGATCGTACCAACAGCAAACAAGCCAAAGAGCTGATCGCCGCTGGCTTTAAGAAAGACTACAAGCCCAAGTGCTTGAGCTTTTGGAACCCAGGTGGACTTGGTGTGCAGAACGTAGACATCAAAGAAGCGGGTGCAGATGCCCTGGCCACATACCTCCGTGCATTGGGTTTGAATGCATACAGTGGTAGCAGATTGGATTAATTGCATACCAAAGGGCGTTGACTAACAGCGCCCTTGAGTGTACAATTACAACTTCAACAGCGTAAAAGGAGCGATTATGGCGAAGGTTATTACTAGTAAGATGCTTATGGCATTGCAGGATGCAGACACATTCAAGGTAGTTGAGACTGTTAAAGATCTCACTAATGAAACAGACGAAGAGATCATGGAACGTATTGGCGCACGTTTCGACATTCTAGAAGACATGACCCGTGCGGTTAAGAAGGGTGATGTTAAGAGCATGATCGTTACTGGCCCTCCAGGCGTTGGTAAGAGCTACGGCGTAGAGAAGGTACTGAGCAAGCATGACGTGTTTGCTACAGTAGCACAGGACGAGAAGCTGAAGAAGTACGAAGTAGTCAAGGGCGCAATGAGTGCGATTGGCTTGTACTCAAAGCTGTATGAGTTCTCAGACAAGAAGTGCATACTGGTGTTCGATGACTGTGACTCAGTACTGCAAGACGAGCTGAGCCTTAACATTCTCAAAGCCGCATTGGATTCGGGCAAGAAGCGCATGATCCATTGGAACACAGACAGCAGACTGCTACGCTCAGAAGGTGTGCCCAACAGCTTTGAATTCAAAGGCGGCGCGATCTTCATCACCAACATCAAGTTCGAGAATGTGCGCTCAAAGAAGCTGAAGGATCACTTGGAAGCACTTGAGTCACGCTGTCACTACTTGGACTTGACCATTGACACTGAGCGTGAGAAGCTCCTGCGCATCCGTCAGGTAGTACGTGACACAGGCATGCTGGACGAGTACGAGATCGAAGACTGGGCCAAGCAAGAGGTAGTGGACTTCATCAGCACCAATGCCAAACGTATGCGTGAGCTCAGCTTGCGTATGGTGCTGAAGGTAGCAGACATCCGAGTCAGCATGCCACACAACTGGAAGGCAGTAGTAGAGGTTACATGTATGCGCAACGCTCGCTAAGGGCTAGCGTGTACAGCTACAGCATAGTGCCGCAGAGTGCTAGCTGTAGTGCAGTAGGACAGCCCAACGATTCGCTCCCGGCAAGCTGTCCATGTAGGAAGAACTAACGCCAACAAGGCAATGGTTCTTGATCCCCACCCGTAAATCCGATTCGCTCCCGGTAGGTGGGGATTTTTTTGGCTCGACATTCAGAGGCGGGTCGGCATAGATAATATCTTTTTGGGTGGGGTGGCCGGACATGCATTTATAAACTTTGTTGCTTTTACGCAACAGCGCATGCCTATTTTTTCATGGCATATAGGTGCAAAATCACCAGGGTGAATCTGTAAGTACTTCACCATAATTTTTTACGAGCAAGAAAAATAAGAGCAAAAGACCCATTCAGGGTAAATATTTCATGCAACTAACTGCCACATCAAAGCCTCTACTATACTCAGCTAGCATGCCAATCACGGGTGACTTACAGTTAGATCACCTTCCCTGGCAGTCTGTAGCACAGCCACCTCCGGGATTCGAATATAGAAACATACTGCAAAACTTTGACGCTTGCAACCCAATACTAACCACAGTTATCAATCACATAAGAAACTGTCAATATACACTGCTAGACACCTTGTGGACCAATGACTACTTTAAACAGCATTTATGGGGCTGTGCCACATTGGATCAACTCAAAAGCATTGTTAGTCCATATATAGAGCTGACTAGAGATCAACCAGGTTATTACTGTGTGCGTCATGTGGACAATCTCAGAGCCATTACTACAGGTATGATATTCTTCAATGATCAGCATTCTCCACGCAGTAGCACAAGATTCTATACTAAACAGTACAGTCTACGATCATTAACTATGCCATCGGGCATGGGACAAGGTTGGTACACAGCCAATTGGCACGACTGCTGGCACAGTGGCGCCAATCGTACAAGTACTGTGCGCTACAGTGTTAAATTTGGATTAAACCTTACATTGCCTGACTAGTGTAAAATCACCAGACCCGGACTGTTAAGTACTGTGTCAAATTTTTTACGCAACTATTTTTTCAAGTCGCAAGGACCCATTTCGGGCCTTTTATCTTGACGGTAACTTCCAAGCTGGTGCTATCGGGCCTTCATCCGGTATGGTAAAAGCACCAGCTTGCTTATCTCCAGGCCGATATGCTTTATGTGCTTGATCCTGTTGTTGATCCATATGCTGTCTTTGTTTGATTCGATCCTGTACCCATTTTGGCAAGCTGACTATGGGCAACTGCTTGTTCACAGCACGTATGATCTGATCCATATTGGGATTTTCCACCTGTACCAAAGGCTTCACAGCTTGTGCTATACGATCGTATATGCCTTTGTACTGCTTGTAAGCACTTGTAGCTGTGTAAGGACTGTTGGTTTGTATCAGTTCCACAACGTCCATGCCCATGTAGTGTCTAATCACTTCAGTCATACGAGCGTCTGTTAGTATGGGATCTACAGAGGTTATTTCGTACAAGCGCATGGAATATTTATACAGGAATTCCCCATGCTGAACTACTGTTCTCACCCACGGCTATTACACAGGCTGTTATACTAGTGTATTCAACCAATGTCCACGAGCCAGTAGTCAAGTTAACTGTGAGTACTACGCTGGTACCTTGTTGCGGGTTTTGACCTCGCCATTGCGGAGTTTCTTTAAATTCTTCAACTAGGGTTCTAAACACTGTGGCCGTTGCATCACACACAACTGGCTTGTTCAGTGTGCGTGATTGCGCTGACACTGTGGAGATCACAGCAAACAGCGCCAGGCAAGTTAAAAACTTCTTCATATGGTATTTAAGTATCTAGTGGATTTTTTTACCGCTCAGCTACTTCGTAGCTATAAAAATTTTTGCGCTGGCGCTTCGCGATAAGTACATGATGCGCTGCCGCGGATAAATATTACATATTGAGGACATTACAAAATGGCAACATACACCTTTCGAGCAACATCAACAACAGCAAGCGGAGTTACTACTTTAGACCACATTGGAGAGTATGACACGCTGGAACTTGCACAAGCATATATTACAGAATGGTCCACAGCACTTAATTCAGCTAGTTATGGCGGTGGCACGTGGACAGTTGGTATTGTAAACCCGGAATAATATATTTGCGTTAGACGGGTCTATGCCCACTGTAATAAGAATAAGGTTTTATAGCGTTCACGTTTGAAAGCTATGCAGGCCTGCCAGTAGTCCGCACTAGTACCATTATGATAGGCCCATTCTGAGTAATGACTGCCTATATATTGGTTCAGCCACAATTCCATCATGTCCACAGCAGTGATCCAATCCAGTTGATTGTGCTGGGTGAATATCATAGGCCAGTGAGCCGTGGCTATATGCTCAAAATTGTGTAGATCTGGTAAGTAGTAACTTCTCGGCATTGAAGTTTACGGGTGCGTTTATCTGGTTTGTTTAGCCCGGAACACCGCGTCGTTTGACCACTGCATTTTTGCGATCGTAAGGGCTTGTGCTTTTAAGTGATGCAATGCTGGTAGTTTCATCGTAGTATTCAACATAGCCAGTCCATGGTCCGCCAGACCCCCTTGTTTCGGCAAACAGCTCTGCTATCTGTTGCGCATTTGCTCTGTCAGTAATAACTTGAGCATTGGGATTCTGATCTATACGGGTCACTGAGTTACCTTGTTTGTTACGTGCTTTTATTCTGTATGGCATGATTTGATCCTCTATTGAGTATTTATTAGTCTAGGCACTGCTGTCAGAACTTGTATTAGCCGGGATCATCTAAATAAATACACAATAGAGGATATCATATGCCACGTTTTTCAATCCAAGCAACAAGTCCCACAGCAGGATACACTGTTAATCGTTACTCTACACCCGACGGTACTGACACTGTGTTTAAGAATCAATTGGCTGCGGAACAGGCGGCCGCCATATGGGTCGCTACCTTGAACGAAGCTAAATTCAGCGAAACTGATGATTGGGCTGTTGTTGTAGCCCGGGGCTAGAGTTATTACCAGCTGATAATGTAACTGTTGCCCGTTGCCCCGATAGACTCAGGGCCTGTGTACACAGGTATAGGTGGTACTAGATTACTGGCAGTTGTATCACCCACAACAGTCATGTAGCCAATTTCACTGGTGGTATCTATAGCATTGCCGCCCACAGTTTGACTGATAACAACATGGGTCGCATCGGGTACGCTGTGAATATAGTAAGTTTGCCCACTGCTGACTCCCCCGAATGTACCGCCGGCCTGCGCACTCATAACAACAGTAGAATCATCAGTCCACGTTTCAACGGCGCCTCCGGAATTGTCGTTTCTCACAGTTAATATGCCGCCTGCGGCATTGGCCACATAGTAGGTCTTGTAGGGAGTAATTCCGCCTAGGCTTGATCCTAAAAACCGCACAGTCATTCCGGGATATAAACCATCAGTAGAATCAACAGCGATATTGCCATTGGTAAACGTTTGATATGCACGGGTTTCTGCTCTAGTACCCGTAAAAGTTATTTTACCATTGGCCACCATACCTTGGCTGTTGCCCACAGTAAACCAAAAAGAACTTATGGTTCCGCTGGCAAATGATTGCGCATTATTGACTTCATAGTATCCCACTCCACCGCTTTGACCGGTTGGTCGTACAGTGCCTGCCACAGTGGGCGCGGCGGGTGCGGTCCAAGTATTGTCGGGCGTAACTTGGAATTGGGTAGCATCGATGGCTCCTGATATAACCCATGATCTATTGTAATGACCGTCAGGTTGCCCTGATATGACCACTGTCATTCCCTTGGTATAGCCGCCAGTGGCCGCGGTGTATACTGTAAATATTGGAAAAGTAACATTGGTTGGGCCAGTGCCGTTGGCGGTCAAACTCATAGTAATGGTTGCGGCATCTACATTAAAGTCCGATACTATTGCTCCCACTCGTACATTAGTGCCGGTTAATTTTGCACCTACAGCCACATTGTCAAAATTATCCACACTTGTAAGAATATAACTGCCCGTAGTGGCAGTGGCGCCGAACTGTTTAGTCTGTACAGTTCCACCGGTGATATTAACTGAATAAGAAGGTGTTATGCTAGTTATATAAGTGCCAGCACTTATACCGGAGCCTGTAATAGGAATTCCCTGTGATAGACCAAGATCAGCGGCCACAGTTACAATTAATAAATTTCCACTGCCGCTTGACCCATTACCAATTGATCCAGTTACTGTTATACCTGTTGAGTTGGTCGCATACGTTTCGACACTGGTTGGCAGTGCTGGACTAATGCCAAATCCTTGATCTTGTACGATTGGCGAAAACTCTTCGAATTGAGTATCGAGTAATTGAACATTTAAATAAAATAAGCCATTCCCAGCTGCCGCCCATATTTTGTCAAATATTACTGCATACTTGTCTAAAATTTGAGGTGTTGTTAACGGTACGGGTTGATTTGCCAATGCCCGTGTGTGTGAATCTGCGGCGGTACGTGTTGTCATGTTTCAATCCTTTAGGGTATTTATCTCGGATTTAACACCGGCAAAATTACTCGGGCTTGCTATAATATTTGTAGTTCACGCTGTCAGTATTTTCTCTATGTACGCTGGCGCCGTTCTTCAAGTGGAACTTACGTGCCATTTCTGTTTGGGGACTTAGTGTAACGATAGCTTTTAAATCTTTAAACTCGCTCTTTAACCACTTGGCCGCTTCTTGTAACAAACTTGCGCCAGCACCTGGGCTATAACTCCAAATGGTATAGAATACAGCTACATCTTTAGTGTGTCCCATTTCAACTAGGTCGTTTTCGTTTTCGGGAATCTCACTTAGCCATTGCATACATGTGGCGGCCAGTATTTCTTCACCGGCTTTGAGAATTAGTATTTCTGCGGCATCATTAATTCGTTGATCTAATGGAATGTGCGGACGAACGGGATCATCCTTGATAACTCTAACTAGGGGATCTGTGATGTCCCTGATGTGATGCAATTCCATTTTTTAATGTTCCTATAATATACGTACTTATCATTTTATTAAAAAAGTAGTATTACACTACGATTAAATATCATCGCCTGGTAAATTATTCAGCAGTTCTCTTAATTTACTGCTTTCAACTTTTGCCTGAACCTTTGGAACTGCGATACCCGATGTTGGATTTATTTCTCCGGTATTCGGATCTACAGTTTGTCTAGCTTTAATACTGTTGAGCAGGGTGCTACCTGCACTTTGACTACCACTGCCATAACTGTCTTCTTCTGCAAGATCAGTAATACGCAAACTGTCAATGTTAAATTCTAGATCAATCTTCATACCAACACCGCTTGAGCTACGTGTTTTCATCAACTGGATTTGATAGCGACCACGTTCACGCATAGCACGACTGGTAAAGATACCGAACACGTTATCTGCTGTTTGGATCTTAGATAGTCCGCCTGAAATATGACTGTGATCAAACTCTACCTCTTCTACAGCACCACGATTCAACTGTGCGGCAGTAACGAATACACAGTTCTTTTCCATAGCCAAGTTACGCAGTTCTTCTGACACATATTTGTCTTTGACAAACAAGTTTTCTGCTGAAATCTTCTTGCCCATTGGCATTAACAAGTCCAAATAGTCAACTAGCAATACGTCAACTTTACGTCCTAGTTTGATTTCATACTCTTTCAAATATGCACGAATGTCGTTGGTAGTCTTACCACTTGGCATGTACTTGATCTGATATGTACCAGACTTCTTACCAACCATCTTAACTTTCATTTCTACGTCATCTAAGTTTTTAAACACATCCTTAGTTGCCATTCCTGTTACCATTGCATCCATACGCATGGCAACAAGTTCTTCACTAAGTTCTAATGTTAAGTATACTACATTCATCCCCACTTGTGCAAAGTTAATACCTAAGTTAGCCAAGAATAACGACTTACCTGCTCCTGATCCGCCTGCAAAAATATTAAGCTCGCCTCTGTTAAATCCACCAAACAATTTGTCGTCGACTGACTTCCATCCAGTAGATACTTGTCCGTTTTTATCTTTAATCTTCATCAGTCGAGCACGTGGATCTAACCAATAGTCAGTGCCTAAGTCACGTTGCAATCCTACTTGTACTGCTTGTTTAATCTTTTCTTCTACTGATCCATACTCGCCTTTTTCCAGCAAGTCTGCACTTTCAAGAATGGCTTTTTCTAAACCTTTGTGGCGGGTAAAAGTTTCAAAGTCATTGAGCAACCAATCAAAGTGCTCTTCACGTAAGTCATGTGGAACTTTAAGATTTGTTCCAGTCGCCGCATTGATAATTTCTTCTGTAGGAACAACTGAATGTTCCTCAATATACTGACTCATAAACTCAGCCGCAGTCTGTAGTTTACGATCAAATAATGTGTGATCAAATATACCTTGGCATCTACTAAATGTTGCGGCATCTGCCAGCATCATTTCTAAATAAACTTTTTGTATGTCGTAACCGTAATCTGTATTTTGTTTCATATAGTCTATTATAACACCTAGTTAAACACTTTAACACCGTATTGATGTTCAAAGTTTTTTGCATCTGCATGATCATTTACCATCGGCTTTCCTTTAATATTTAAACTAGTATTAAGTAACATTGGACATCCTGTTTCTTTATACCATTCTTCTAAGAGCAGTCTAAACGGACTTCCATCGTCCGGTACAGTTTGTACACGGCTAGTTCCATCACGATGAATGATAGCAGGATAGTGGTTAGGATGTCTGCAACGAGCAATGACCTGCATATATCTACTAGTATCCCAACCATTAGGCATATCAAAGTACATGTCAACATGCTCTTCGAGTATTGCCGGAGCAAATGGTCTAAATTGTTGTCGTTGTTTAATTGCATTTACGGTATCCTTGATATCTTCACCGCGTGGGTCTGCTAGTAAACTTCTATTACCCAATGCACGTGGGCCAAACTCTGCAGGCCCTCTTGCTAGTCCACAAATCTTATCTGTTACTAGATAATTAACAATTTCTGCGTTAGTTGACTTTGATCCCATATCATAACCTAAATACGGAGTAAACTCTTTAGGATCAATAGCCCAGCTTGGATTCTTTGCCAATACTGCACCGATAGCACTACCAGCATCGCCGGGGTTAGGCATGATCCATGTAGTATCAAAATACTTGCCAGTTAGTCTATTAGCACTACAATTTAACGCACACCCGCCCATTAGAACTAGCTTGCGTGAGCCGGTTAAACTTACTGCTTGTTGTAGTACACGTTCGAAAGCCATTTCATATACTACCTGTGTAGCGGCCGCTATATCAAATGTGTCATTGACTATCAAGTCTGGGCGCCAGTCAGTGCATCCTCGATGCAAGTTCTTCTTAATTCTAAATGGGTGTTGATAATCATCGTTGGGTAAATGTACAAAGTCATCGAGTATATCTCTAGTGAGTTTGTCAGCATTGCCGTAGGCCGCCATCCCCATTAGAATGTATTCATCTTCGTTAGGTTTTAAGTGGCAACGCTGGGTCATTGCACTATAAAATAATCCTAAACTATTTGGATATTCTAACGTAGTTAGTTTTCTTAATACTTTTCCGTTGCCTTCCCAAACACTATATGTTGTAAATTCTCCAATAGCATCTAATACTACTACACACGCATTATCGAATCCACTGGTGTAATAACCTGCTGCCGCATGACTCTTATGATGGTCTACATAAGTTATTGGTGCAACAATATTCCAACGTTGAAGATATTCTTTGATATTATTATCTTTCCATTTCCATCCTTGGCCAGCAAATAACTGCCGAGCAGTTTTAAAATATGGATTTTCATACCAATATATTTGATCAGGATGTCCCCATTTGCCTGCATAACTTACTAGTTCATTGCACAAGTCACGATCATTCTTTTTTCCGCTGAACCGCTCACTATGACTGGCAAATACTAATTTGCCATCATCAAATACTGCCAGCGCCGCATCATGGCTGTTTGCCGATATTCCCCAAGTGATCATTTGTAGATAAATGGATCACGTTTGCGTAATTCTTCAAGACGCTTTTTATAAGCTCTGTGTTCTTGCCATTTAGTGTATGGCCATAATATAAAATCAATTATTTTTTTCATTCTATTTCCTTAAACCATTGTTTAGCTCTAAGTCTTATTTTTAATGCATTTGATTCTTTCGCATTTATAATTAGGTATAGTGTTGCTAGTCTACCTAACTTTACTACAGCATCATTTACATCCTTAACCCCCGCAGGCCAATCAGGCATACTAATTGACCAACCGAACTCGATTGCTTGTTCTACAGTTTTAGGGCCTTCATGATCTTTATCTGGTACTAGTACCAGTTCTTTTCCTAGTTGCTTGAGTAGCCAGTTTTGACTGTCTTTAATCTCAGCGCCTAACAATGCACAAGCATCAATACTTATCGCATCAAAAGGTCCTTCACAAACGATTGCGAATTCTCTATTGCGTTGATTATCTAAATTAAACACATAGCCAGGTTGTTGCTCAGATATGTATTTAGGTTTAGCATCGTTAATAGCTCTAGCGGTGTATCCCACACAGGCTCCGTCTTTATAAAACGGCACTATTACACGATTACTAAATCCAACTTTTGGAGTCCAATAGAACGGATAGTCTTCTAATGATAAGTTTCTTCCTACTAGATATTCTAATACAGGCATTAGTTTTTCCGGTGGATTATCTAAGTAACTAGTAATTAATTCACTGTCTATTGGTAATGCTCTTTCATCAAACTTTGGTATAATACTTTGTATTACTACGTTTGAGTTGTCATTTAGCCTTAATGCTTCTAAACGTATTTGACTGATAACATCATCAGGCATGTTTAGGTCACGCATGAACTTTGACATCTTTTGACTTATGGGTCTGCCGGGTTGCCATGAACATTTAAATTGGCAATTAAAACAGTGATAGCTAACAGCATCGCCTGCATTAACTATGAACCCGCCACGCTGTCTTTTATCGTCACAGCAGGGCGCATTAAAACTTATCCAACCACTCGGAGTATGTTTTCGTTTCGAAGGTAGATATTGTAGTAATGTATCGGCTATGAGACTCATAGCACTATTATACTTAACTTACTATGATGCTGTCAACCGTTCCGGTATAATTAGTTCCAGTAACTATGTAAGTGTGTGAACCAACGGCAGAAACTCCGGATCCAACTACACCGATTACCGAACTAATAGCATAACTAGATGCGCCGCCACCTTGATTGTCCAATTGATTCACGGTGATGCGTAAATCATTTATTCCATCAGTGCCGCCCAATAAGCTGCCTAACACAACTATTTGGCTACCAACAGCATAGCCAGTACCGCCCGATCTTACCCCAACAATATAACTGCCTTCGTTTTGTGTAACTGAAAAACTAGCACCAGCACCATTAGACAATGGTGTAGTATACGATACTCTAAAATATTTAGAGTTGCCTATTACGTTATCTAGGCTTTGCCATGAACCTGTAAAATTTTCAAAAGAATAGGAATCTACATAAGGTCCTTTTTTCCATGCTTCTACACTAATCGTACTTTGCTGTGTAGATTCAACCCATACACTTCCAGTAAAACCTTTTAGTACAACTTCAAATGATAATGTTTCTGTTGGAGTTGCTTCATAAAATGTAGCAGGAATCGCACTTGAATGGTATGTTGGATGTCCTTTAAGATCGATCTCGGCAGTAAAATCAGTGTATACCCTGTCGTCACGGAACACCGGCATAGCGTTGCCGACTAGTTCCATTTTGCCCACTGCTCCGAATCTACTATCACCGTACAGAATAACATCGTTGCCATCTTTGTTTGCTGTAACGCTATAATTTAAATACTGACTTGATAATTCAACTAAATCTTCTTGTGGAATGGTAACTGTTGCTAAACCTTTGAGGGATGTTTGATTTAGTGGAGTAATTATGTAAGGGCTGTTCAATAACCCGTGACCGCTTGCATCCATAAGATTAAGCTCGATATTAGAAAGCGTATTTAAATCAATACGTTTTTGATCGGCGTTCTTAATATCAAACTCTATAGTGTTATCTATACCGTTGTAAATTTTTATTGTTCTCTGATACACGTTTGTATACTCCGTTGTAAATCCTGCCAGATCGGCTAACAGTTCAATCCTATTTGGATATAAATAACTTGAAATTTTTTGCATCGACAAGGATCCTTTAATAGTATTTATGGCAAAACTAAGAGACAATATAGAACAAAATTTACCCTTTATCAGCGTGATTAATTACGGTGTAGAAGAATACGTTGGTATCATTATAAATCAAGATCAGTTTGTAACTAGTTTTTATGATTTAAATGCTATTAAAACTTCAGACGAGCGGACTCTATTTTTAGAAATAGGAGAAACTTGGTGGTGGGAAAGCAACCGTCAATTCCCCATTAACATATTTTGTCGTGAACAAATATCACCCTTTCATTATGCCATTAGAACATTTAACAGTAAAGATGTCCGTGTTATTCTTGGACCTGTGGTTAATTTAATGAACTTAACCTTAAAACGTGTCAAACGTAAAAGTGTACAGTTAGTACGAAAAACCCGTTAGGTATAACCGTAACTAACACCTTCACAAATTAAATTCATCTGCACCACAATAACATGGGCATAAGCAACAGCATGTGCCTTCTTAAAGTAATACTCGTCATTCTCCGGTTTCGTCCAAACTTCCGTCATCACCGTAGTCCAATCTTTCCCAATCAGATAACGTTTGGCTGGGCGTATCATTGCCAAAACTGCCGCTAATTCTTCTATAGACTTTGGTTCCATTTGTCTCAGAATAGATCCATGCCCATTCACATGGAACAATAAGTTCACGAAGTCGTCCTGTAACAGTAAATCCCATAGTGGTTCAGTCTCCATTAATTCAAGTAAATGTTTTCTGTCTTTTACTCCTTCATAGACTCCTACATTTAAGAAATCTATTTTAAAATACCCTCTACGTTCTGCTTGTTTATACTCTATCGTACTTATTCCTGTAATTGGATTGTACGGGATAGCAGTACAATATATTCCAGTATTGTGCTTTTTAAAAGTGCCATTGTCGTCAATAGCCGCTGTGACTGTTTTAAACACATCTAGTGCTCGTGTTCTATCTGCAAAGTCAATATCAATATCAGGCATCGTTACCGTCCTTGTCCCATGTTGCAATTTTCTTCCATTGAAGATTTCCTGGAGTAGTATATGGAACATACACTTCACCGGTTTCTTTATCAGCCAACAACCATTTACCCGGACATTTAGTTGTTATATTCAATGTTATTGGCTCAGCTAATTCCTCAACTTCTGTATCATCTAACAGCTTTCTCATATATTCGATTCCTTGACTACCTGCCGAACTAGCTCAGTATCAGTGGATAATCTTTTAAATTTGTTTAGCCAGAACGGCAAATCCATAATAGCTCCAACTGCCGTTAACTGTTCATCATTGAACTTTTTTAGCATGTCTTTACCGTTCTTACTATTTAAAATAAGCCAAGGGCTTACTTTCCCGTCTCTAACATCAAATACAGCCCTGCTCAAACTGACGTATAAAAAGTAATGATTCCATTGGGCTTGATTATTTTCTCCCCATTCCATCATATGTTTAATGCTTCGCTCAAGAGCTGTTTCTACATTCTCAGTTCTAATTAAATCTATAACATACTTGTCATAAAGTTCATCTCTACACCAGTGATCTAACTTAACGCCACTAGTAACAACATAATTAATAAATTTGTCCGGATATAACGGATTTACGTTGCTAACAAAACTACCAAACTTTACAAACGCATTGTAGTAAGAGCTTCTTGCAAAGTCATCGTAATTTTTATCTTGTTTTGAATTTTGTGTAAGCCTATAAAATTTATTATACGTGTCAAAGCCCAACACCACATGTCTCTCAGTCCTAGCCATGTGTCTGCGTTTTTGTTCGCATACATGAACAGCTAGAGTTTTTTCTTTTGTAAAAGTACTTTTACAATGTTGGCAAATATATTCTGACATCACTTTAGTTTCTTGGCAATAACACTATCTTCCATTCCGTAAGTTTTTGCTAACGCTTTAAGCTCTTTATCAGTAGTTAAGTCGGCTAACATTTCAATCTCATCCATTTTACGGTTAGGATATATTTCAGCTAAGAATTTAACTTTCTTACTGTTACTACCTTCTTTTTTCTTAGGTGTAATATATTGATGGAAGAATTCAGTTTTCCCATCATAGCTACACATACACAACAATATCCACATGAGCTTAGGATGTTTCTGCGCTAACAAAAACCAATTCTTATTGAACAAATTATTAACCATTGTAACAAAATGTTTCTGTTCTTCAGTAGTAGGTGTCTTGCCTTTTTGCCAATGCTTATCGGGTTTTGCCGCACAGCTAATGTAACGGTTAAGAATGAATAACTCTTGTTTAAGTGACTTTTGTTGATCAGCATCCATGGCATCCCATAGCTCACGGACATTTTGATCAACGGCTGTTAGCTTTTCACTTAACTCTACTTTTTCACTCACGGATTTTATCCTTACTTAACTTGTATATCATTATAGCACGATCCAAGGCCTTTTGTAAAGTGGGATTGGTTTTCGCCTCTCGATGAATTTCACCCCACATCTTACTGTCCATTATGTGATCGTGCAACGGCCGGCCGTCACTAGTTCGAGTATCATAGTTATATCCAATCTCTTTCCTAGTGCTAGGATCAGCACCAAATTCTCGGGCATAAACAGTTCCCTTATCTCGCTCGTATATGTATGTTGCACCAGGTTTAAGACTTCCCATATTACAATATCTTATCCAATTGTATAATTTCACTTTGTCTTGATATTTCTTTGACAAAGTAAGCACAGTTAGGCTTATGTCCAAATGCTGTTGGTACAGCAAGTAACTGGCCATTTTTCATCTTTGGAAAGTACCATTTAACATCGCTGTAAAAATTTACAATTTCAATCTTTTTAAACTCTACTCTAAACGAACTTAGTGGATTAAAAATTAATGCTTCAAATCCTCTATCATTTAAACTAGTAAGCGGAAGAATTTCAATGTCACTAGCGCATGAACTATCTCCGACAGCAATACACCAATCGATAGGCATTGTGACTTCATCATTACCAATCCTTAATACCATTGCGGGTGCATTGAAACTTTCTAGAAAAATCAACGGCATAAAGAAAAAGTCCGGCTCGTTTGGAGAAGAGTTATCTAATACTGCAAACCTAGTATTGTCGTCTACTTCATCTGGTAAATTACTTAATGAAAATGTTTCATTGTCTAATGTTAATATCTGCATAATTCCTTTATTTTTGCCAATCTATCTTTTCAATCGTGAACGGATACTTGGCATCCTTGTAAAATTTCTTCCTCGTAGTGAGGTGACGCTTGGCGAACTTGCAGGTCGAAGTGACATCCCAGATTTGTACAAAGTCTTTGTCTTCTGCTTTTCTAATGCCTCGCCCAATACTTTGTATAACGCGGACAAAGCTCTTTCCGGGTTCAAGAAGAACCAGATTAAAAATCCTTGGGATATTAATACCAACAGCGGCCACACCGTAAGTCGCCACAGTAATCTTGTTATCATTTGTCGCATGGTCTTTGTACTCTTCTTGTCGTTTCGTGCCCTTTACTTCACCCGAAATAAAAACAGCGTCGTCCAATAAATCTATTAATTGTTTGCCTGAATCAATTCTATTAACTAGAACTAATGTATTGCCTGTTTCCGATAAGCCTTTTACTAATTTTGCAATGTATGCTATCCTGTCAGGGTTTGTAACAAGATATTTCAATTCTTCTGCATATGACTTAAACTCTGGTAAGTCAATGAGTTGTGTAATATTAACGTGAAGATTACTTAGTATCCCCATCTCTTGTAATTGGTGAGCTTTAATGCCGCCAACTACTGGTCCAATACTAGCGTATATAGGTTGTGCTTCAAAATCGTCTTTAGGCACTGTACCCGTTAACCCCCAACGTATAGGAGCATTACATAGGTTAATTGTAAGCAGATTTTTTAATACTTCTGCTTTTGCCATATGTACTTCGTCAACAATAACTGTCTTAACCCCGTCAAGGAATTCTGCTAGTGTTAATGCATTTTCCAAGTCCCAATTTTTACTTTTCTTATCTAACACGTTAAGACTTTGCCATGTACATATAGTGTGTGTTTTACCAAGATCCTTTCGATCACCGAAATAAACACCAACGTCAAGTCCAACATTGATATAATCTTCTTCTGTTTGTGTAACTAGATCTTTATTAGGAACAATTACAATAGTTCTTCCGTATTTTTCTGCACAGTGACTTAGTGTAGCAGTCATAATAGTTTTTCCGGCGCCTGTCGCTACTTCTTGCAAGGCCTGCGTATTGGTAAAGAACCGGTTAACTACTTCGACTTGGTCGTCACGTAGTGTAATCGGTTGTCCAGCAAATCGATGTCCCGCGGGCCATACTTTACCCATATCTGCCCAATAGGTATTTGTAATTTCTTTAAATTCAATTTGGCCAGTAGTGCGTAAGTCTTCAACTTCTTCAATATGGACACGTATACTTGCAAGGATTTCTAGACACTTTTCTAATTGACTCAAGTAGCCATTACCACCTAGACCAAACATACTAACCATGCCGTCCCATCGTCCTAATTTATACGCAGGTTGATATCGTGCAGTTGGGTTTTCATACTTAAACGAGTTAGACAATTTTTTTCGAGCATCTAACGGAAGATTCTCAAATTTAATATTAACTTCGTCTTTAATGACTAATTTTATTCCCATTTTAATACAGTTTCCATAATTGGTTCTACATCAGTATATGATATAATTAAGTCACAACAGTTTGCATATACCGCAGTTTTACTATGTCTTAAGGGTGCGCCAAGGCTTATGACACTCATAGGTTTCCAGTCAGTTTTTAATAAAAACTTTGGAATCTTTCCGCTTTGTACTCCGACTACTTGTGTAGCTGAATCAAGTTGACAATTGTAACTATTGTTGGCAATACATTGATTAAATTCTTTTCCGTTGTCAGTATTATCTAATCTAAAGTAAATGCCAACGTTATCGTAAATTCCAAAATCTTTTAAATTTTCCGATAAAATTGTTAGTTCTTCTAGACATTTCTTAGGAGTGTAGGAATCAAACACAACTAGCAGTGGAAACCTTTTAAGGTTAATTAATGATTCAATAACTTGATTAACTGTATACGTATTCTTATCAATCCATACTTTTGAAGTTTTTCTTGCGGCAATAATCTCAGTTAATGTTTCCGGAGTTTTACTACTTTTTTCATAGTAATACTGATATCGAATACTGCGATCAATAATAACACTTTCGTCTATCGCAGTGTCAATGCCTAAGTCAGCAGTTATTTGTTTTTGGAAGTTAGGATATACAATGTTAGTTATTAAAAACTGTTTTTGAACTTCTTCTGCCGCCCACGATTTTATAGTTTTGTAATGAGTTAGTATCCTTTCATCAACTATAAAATCATACTGCTCAAGCTCTTCAACTAGTATAACAATGTTTTTTTCCGTAAGATCAGCAGTATAAATTTTGCCAGTTAATAGTTGTGTTAGATTTGAAACTTTCTTAGAAAGAGACTGTAGTGTCTTTCTTATAGGGCTAGAAAATGTAAATTCTATACTAATACAAGGATCGGTATCGGCTTGGTTTAAAATATATAATTTTTTTACTACTTCAATTTGCCTAAACAACTTTGACCAAATAGGTGTTGTTAAACTCTGTTTCATCTCTTCAGATAAAACTGGTATTTTTTCTTGGTTGTCGCGAATAATTTTTAAAAGCAATCGGCCTTGATTTTCAGTGATGAATGTTGTATTTGAAATAATGCCAGCTAAACTTCGTAAGACTTTAGCATCTCTTTTTAAGAGATATTCTTCAACTGTGGGATTTGTTTTATTTACAATATCCAATAAAATCTGATCAATTGTCATCATACATTTATTATACATACCTTTGTTAGCAAAGTCAAGCCTTTTAGTGAAAAAAATAGGCCTCAATATTATTTAAGGCCTATAGTCTGCCGTTTGGGCAAATTGATTAAATGCTTGCGTCTTCCATACCAGCAACACGGAGTTTTACAATGTTTGTAATTTGCCATTGTTTTTGGTCTAATGCCTTGGTAATGCCTAACCATCTGTTGCGTAGCAAAGCAAACTCGTTGATAATTTTTTCAAAGTCAACAACGTCTGCTTCACCCTCGACAAATTTTTCACAGTCACGACTACTAAGAGCACGTTGATAGTTTTCTAAGTATTTGCGAAAGTGTTGACTTTTGAGTCTACGGAGTTCTATATTAAGATATTCTAAGATTGCTTCAATTTCTTGTAATTGAGTAAAACGTTGTTCAACGATTCCGGGCATTGCTGCCGAGGCTCGTTCAACATTCCCACTAATACGGCACTCACTTCGTGCTTCATCGAGTTCAGCATTAAAGTAATCTACAGCATCAGGTATATAAGAAATATCCTTTGCAATCTTAGTATACCACATTAAAAATCCAATTCTTTAAAGTCATTTTCTTCATCATCGCCGGCATCTTCTTCTTCCGGTTCATCAAGATAGTAATCAATTGCCGCATCAAGTACATTATCTACACCTGTGGCGTTTTGTAAAACCTTATCACTGATCCCGTAATCTGCTAGGAGATCGATATATCTCTCAGCGACTACTTCTACTTGTTTTTTATCTATATAGTCTGCAAAAAGCATCCAGATATCACCAATTTGACTTTCATTCAACATTCTCGTCTATCTCCTCAGGAATGGTAGTTGTTGTTAAAGGTTTGATATGAAATTTTGCCATTAACATATCTAATTTATCATCTTTCCATTCTTTTCGGTAGAATTTGAATTCCTCACCTGTCTCCGGATCAACCCATTTGAGCCTATTACCTTCTTGTTTTAACAAGCCGGCTTTTTCGCACATATCAACCATTCCGCTATAAGGATTCATACCTGTTTCATATGGAATTTTAATTTGTACAGTTTCAAAAGGCTTACTGTAACGAGTCTTCATGATCTTACAACTAGCACGAATACCCATTACATCTGATACTTTATTACCGTCCTCATCCTCTTTGAGTTTGAGTTTTTTCATAGCAACAACAATACTAGACGCATAGACAAAGCCTTGTCCACCACTAATTTTGTCGTCTGGATCAAACATGTCTTGACTTGCGTATGTATGGTTTGTACAAACCATACCCACGTTATAACTACCAAACATATTAACACAATTACGAACAAGGCTTGTTAGTGCTTTAGGTTTACGGCCCATGTCTCCCTTCATGTCACCAGCTTGGAACTGATTAATGTCAGTAGGGGTAAGTAACATACCCAATGAGTCTATGACAAATAAGACTTTAGGACGCTCTGCCATTTCTTTGTACTCTTTCATGAATTCATGAATGGTTTTAGCCACGTCATCAATCATTGCCATGTTGAGCTTAAGAAGTTTGTCTTCGGCTGTGTCTACACCAAGTGCGTGTAACCATTTTTCATCTAGCGCATTTTCAGTATCAATCAAGATTACATAAATGCCCTGTGCTTGTGCATTACGTACTAGATTACCTGAACAGATAAAACTCTTACCTGCGCCAGATTCGCCAGCAAACACAGTAACCTTACCCAAAGGAATACCTTTGTTAAAATCACCGCTGATTAGATAGTTAAGCGTATAATTGCCGGTACTAATCCAATCTGTTGGATCATTAAATCCAACGCCGAGACCGTCAATTGACTTAGTCAAGGTTTTTCTAAATTTCGATAAATCGAAGGCTTTTGTAGCCATAAGTTAATTCTCCTATGATGATGTAAGGGGACCGAAGTCCCCTTGGCTTTTTACTTCTGACGATTGCGAATCATTGCCAAGATATCTTGGGCACGTGAGTCGCCACCTTCTGCCGCAGGGGCCGCTGTAGGAGCCGGAGCTGCCTTAGCTACTGGAGCAGGTGTGTCATCTTCATCATGTGATGCCGCTGGAGCAGGTGCGGCTTTCGGAGTTGATGCTTTTTGTGGATCACCAGTGTTCTGGCTCATGCCAGCTGGTTTGAAGTATTGTCCCCAACGTTCCATGTCATACGGTTCGCCGTCAACTGAGGCTTCAAACATTTCCTTCATAACTTTCAACTCAACGTCTGTTGGTTTCTTAGGTAGGAAGTCTGACAAGTTAAACAAGCCATGTGTCTTAATGGCTGCTTGTTCAGTATCATTCAATGGACGCTCACGACGTGCCCAACTTGAAGTTGAGTAGTCAGCATAACCGCCTTTTGAACCTTTCTTCATACGATAGTCTAAGCCATGTACAAAGTCTGTTGGCAAGTCTTCCAACTCTGGATCAACAAGTGCCGCACGGATTGATGTAAAAATCTGTGGGCCGATGATGAATCTACGGATTGGATTTTCTGGTGTTTCTTTTTCTTTCAAACCATCTTCAGCAACAAAGCCTTGGAAAATATAACTGCGTTTCTTCCAATACTTACGACCCATATCTTCTAGTGCCGGGTCTTTAAACCATGCACGTACTTCAGATAGGATTGGGCAAGTGTCCCCATACATTTCTACGCACGGAACTTGTACGATTGTTTGTTTGCTTTCGGATTCGCCTTTGATACCTGCAAAGGGAAGTTTGATCATTGCACGTTCAACCCAGAAAAATGTGTTATCTGTGTTGCCGTCTGGTAAAAAGCGTAGTAGTGCTTCTTCACCTTCTTTGAGATTCCAGAACGGATAAATTGAATTATCTCCGCCTGTTCGTTCTCCTGAACCTTTTGATTCAGATGCCTTAAGTTTTGCTCTAATTTCTGCCAAAGTTGCCATAATAGTTCTCCTTTATATAAGCCTTTGTTTACTTCATTTGCCTTAGTTTGTTTTACGGATCTACCTTAAAACAAAAAGCGCATACATGTTATTGTATACGCTTTTATTTAGCTTTGCAAGAGATTTCTTGCTTAAATGTGAGTATATTTCACCAATTATCTAAAATGTACTAAACTAATAAGTCTTTGGAACTCTTTATAGCCTTTTGACTCGTTTACATCTGCTAGCTGTGTTTCAAGTGTGGCTACATCAAAAGATGGCATAGATCCAGCTGTCGACGGAGCAGGATAATTTTCAGCGTGTGCAACTTCATGAGAATGTCCAACACCTGCTAATCTTAAAACATGTGCTTGTTCTTGTCCATTTACATCACCGCTCGGATCTTTCATGTCGATAAATTTAATGACTTTCATTAGATCTTCGGGTTGGGCTTGGCCAAATTCACCATCTTCAAACGCTTTCTTAACTTTAATTTTTACCCGCATACCGCCTAATGGAAAGTTACCTTGTGCTGTATTATAGAACCCACTAATGTACTTTAACATTGCCGGTAATCCGCCTTCTTGATCGAATCCAGCATCTTGTGGTTTCATCCCACAAGATTCTAACACTTCGGCAATCGTCATAACTTTATCACCGAAGTCCATTTGTGTTTCTAATGTTGCGCCAGTTTCTTTAGCTTTCTTAAGTGCAGATTGCAAACCTTGACGTGCTAAGTGACGTGCTTGGCTGTAACCTTGTCCGTGCTTGCCTGGAGTAGTTGGCTTAGATTTTTTATCTTTTGGATCAACATCCCATGGTGGGCTATTATCTTCATCTTTGGATTCTGCTACTGGGATTTCAGGTGCCGGTTCTGCTGCCATCGGTTCTGCCTCAGCTGGTTCTGCCTCAGCTGGCATTGGTTCTCCGTCGACATCTGCACCGCCAACAGTTTCGTCACCAATGTCTAATTGTGCCGCAACATCTGGATCACGTTGTTGTAAAAATTGTTGGACTAATGGACGAACATCTAAGTCTGGATTAATATCACGTAGACTGTTTATAAATTCTGGATCATCGATAAGTCCTTTAAGGCTTTCAATAGCATTAATGCCTTCTGGGCCACCTTTGATTTCAGCACTCATTAAATCATTTAATTTGTCAATAGCTGAACGACTTGCATCTGGGTTAGGACTAAACACTTCGTCTTTATCTTCACGGACGATATCATTCATGAAGTTTTCGTATGCTAGTTCAGGATCTATGGATTCACGCTCCATACGATCGCTGTAATCGTTAGCCATACGTTCTTTTTTATCTTTTAATGCTTGTAACCTCTTCTTAGCTGACTCGTCTCCGTCCTCTGCTTTCTTCTTCAAGCTGTCCTCATGTGATTTTTCTAAACCACGACGATGTTCGGCACTTACTGAGTTAGGGTTGTATGCATCGCTTAGTAATTCGTCAACACCAATTTCTAATACGTCTAATTGTGACTCATCAACAAATTTGTAAATGTATGGGAATACTGCTTTAAGTTCTTCGTTAAATGTACGGATAGTCAAACGATCAATTAGGTCGTTTTGAATTTCTTCTGGGATCATTTGCTCTTCTTGTTCTTCAAATGATTCTACAAATGCTTCGTAATATGCTGGGCGTTGTAGTTTATGGATTGTTTCTTTGATTACATCAATACGCTCTAGTACACGATCAGTTACACTACCCATCGCTTCACTAACTTGATCCTGGCGGCTAACATAGCCTTTAAATTTACGTAGGCTTGCTAATTCTTCACTCAGACTACAGATATGTTTGCCAATAGCATCATAAGGATTGCCACCGTGCTTGATATGCTCTGCTAAAGCTCGGGCACCATTTAGATGTTTGTAAGGATAACGGAAACGTTCGCCTTGTGCATTTTCAATGTAAATTGCATCGATATGCTGTGTACGTCCAGCGGCCATTTCTAAGTTGATAGGTTGTGTGTGCTTGACTACTAGTCTCGCTTCGCCTAAATCTTGATAACTCATTCTAGCGTTACCGTACATTTTGTTTTCCATCACAGGTTGCTGTGCCATAACTGGTTCTTCCTTGCGTTTTGCTTGAAACGTATAGTCTCGTTTGTCTAAATTACTTTTGCCGATATTCTGTATATCAAAATTTAGTAAACGATCTTTAGAAAATTGTCTAAATGATCTGATAAATTTGTATGCGCCGTGCCGTGTAGTACTGTCTCTATCATCTACTAAATCGCCACTAATTTGTACAACAATACCGTCGTCTGCATCTAGAGTAATAGCAATAGTTCCCAATGGCTCTCCGTCTTCTTCGTATTCAAACTCAAAGAAGCGGGCTTTAGGAATATCTTCCTTTTTACTTAAAACTTCGGCGTGCTCATCTCCGATTTTAATATCAGAAAATCGAGTTTGTATTTTGCCGTATAATTCTTGTGCAATTTTATCGAGATTAGCGTTCATGTTATATTTATGCTTTAGTTACTGGAAATGAATATGGGTAATGGAGCTTCCCAATCGTCGTCTAGTGTGCCTTCAATACTGAGTTTATCAAATACTGCTGGATCCCATTCCGCTAAAATAACAGTCATGCGGATAATTAGCAGTAAGGCGCTGACTAGATCATCGTGTTGCCCGTCTTTAGCTCTAAATGTTACACCCGAGGCAATGAATGTTTTAAGCTCACTTATTAGCGTTTTGCTGTAAATTGTCATTTTGTTTTCTTCAACAAAGTACTTTAAACGACTACATGCTGATATTTTATTACCGTGAGTTGTGTTGAATCCTTTGCGGAATTTACGAACATGTCCTTTACGCACTGGCTCACTTAAGAATAATCCTGGGAACGTTTCCTCACCCAGGTTAGCAATAACAACTAATGCCGCTTCTCCTAGGGTATTGTTTTCCACGCTCCAGTAAATGCTGTTACGATAATCTTCGCCAATTTCGCTCTGTATATATTTGATCACATCTCGAAATATTTTAACTTGATCTTGCACAATAGTTAAGTTATGTTGCCATTCAGCGCATTGTGTCATGCTGGGTAATTCAAATACTTGTATACCTGCAAAATCGCCACCTGTGCCTAAGCTAGGATCTAGTCCCACAAGATATGTGTTGCCCGGAGTGGGTTTTTTATACCAACGTATTTGTCCCATTTTAAACTGAGGTTCTCTACCAACCATGTCTGTAAGTTTAAGGGCACTGATAAGCGTTTCATCGTAAATTAAGAATTCACAGCCATACTCACGGCGAAAGCGTTCTTCTCCAATACGTCCTAATTCAACTTTCTTCCATTCGTCGTCACGATCCGGATGTTCGTGCCATTCAGCTCTAAAGCCGTGGAAGCCGTTGCGGCCTAATCCGTCATCGCGTTCATCGCCATACTCGTTAAACGAATCCTGACTTTCCTTCCAAATGTTAGCAAATGTATCTTCGTCACTGTTAGGTGTTGAAGTGATAATTGCCTTACCACCAGTTGCTAGTGTTGGGCTTATTGAAGTCCAAAACTCTTCTGCAATGTTTGGTTGCACGAATGCAAACTCATCACAATATAGTAAGGATATTGACATACCGCGGCCAGTGTTGCCAGTAGTAGTTGCACTAACGATTCTTGATCCATTTTCAAACTCCATTGATCCTTTGTTGTAGTTAACAACTCCGGCTCTTATATAATCTTCGCAAAGTTCATATCCATAACGGATACGTTGCATAATTTCCTGTGCGCCCGTATATTTGTGTGCGGCAACTAGAATAGTTTGGTCTGGATGGAACATGGCGTACCATAACAAGTAACCTGCCGCACAGGTTGTTTTACCACTTTGACGTGGCATCATGTTTACATTAAATCGATAATCGTGATAACTGTGTAGCAACCGTTCTTGATATTCATAAGGTTCAAACTTAACCTTTCCTCTAGTTGGGTGCTGTATATGAAAGAAGTTTTTAACAAAATGCATGTACCCCTCAACAGGGTCAGCACAATGCAACAAGTGCTGGACTTGTGATTCTGTAAATCTTTCTCTTGTGTGGGCTTTCTTTGTTAAGACGCCGTCTAAACTTTTACTCATAACTTTATTTACACAAAAAAAGGGCTCCTAAGAGCCCTTTTGATACTGCTGACGAAATTATCTTCCTCGTGCTAACTGGACTATACGAGCTAATGCTTGATCTTCGTTATATGTAACTGACTCTGCTTTATAATATATTTTACCATCCAACCCTCTATACGTTTCTTTCTTTGGTGCAGGAGCTGGTGCCGCCGCTACTGGGGGCGCAGGAGCTGGTGCCGCCGGCGCTCTTGGTGCGGGCGCTCTTGGTTGAATTTGATTTATCGCTGACGGTGCCGCTGGTACAGGCGACGGAGCTCTCGATGTGTAAGACCCCATGGTGCCTGCTTTAGTACCAGTCACTGGTACTGCTGGAGCCATTTGAACTGCGTATTTTTTGCCCTTCCAAGGAAATTGTTTTTCACCTTTTACTCTAGCATCAGCAAATGCCTGGTTAAATGACATATTATCGCGGTTGATCGGACCAGATGTTTCTGGTTCGTTGGATGCTGGTGCCGCTACTGATTGTAGTGCTGTTGCCGCTACTGGTACAGGTGCCGCTACTGATTGTAGTGCTGTTGCCGCTACTGGTACAGGTGCCGCTACTGATTGTGGTGCTGTTGCCGCTACTGGTACAGGTGCTGTTGCCGCTACTGGTACAGGTGCCGCTACTACAGGTGCCGCTGCCGCTGCCGCAGGTGCAACTTGAGTCATTGCTGACGGTTGGACCGCTACTTGTGGAGTAACTACTGCTGATCCGGCGCCAGCTGGTTGTGGTGCGGCGTCTTCATCGTCTTCATCGTCTTCATCGTCTTCATCGTCTTCTTCTTCTACGATAGTTGACGGATTAATAGATTCTAATTTAGCAACTAGTATGCGATATTGTTCTGCGGCTGTTAACATGCTTATCTCAATTTCACTTCTTGATACAAGTTGGCTAAATGATTAACTAATGATTCACTAACTGCCATAGCATTGTCGCCGTCTTGCGCTTTTGCATATTGTTGTTTTTCTCTATTCAAGTCACCACCGTTATGTGTCATTGCGCTAATATCACTAATTGTTGTGTCAGGTTCTGTGGAAGCTGACTGGAATCCACCGTCACCCTGCTCTTCACCAACACCAATAATCATAGCATCTGCGCCACCAGACATATCATGTGAATGTTCGCCGCTATTTTCTAAGTTGCGTAAGATATCCATCAAGTCACGGATGCCACCTGCACCGCTACCATTCATGCTGATATTCATAGTAACACTGTCTGGTTGTTTTGGAGCACTTGTGCCCATCATACCGCTTGGCATATTAGCCATTCCTGGCATTCCGCATTCTCCCATATCCTTCTCACCGATCAGTAATTGATCTGTTGGAGTTTTTCCCATCGGTGAGTCGCCGCATTCTTCCATATCATCAGCGGACATTTCTGGATTTTCTGCTGACGCCATATCCGGGTCGCCGTTGGCTTCATCTATTTGTTTCATTCTTGCTAGTAGCTCTTGGAAATTCATATTATCGTCCTCCGACAGTTGGTAAAGTTACTTTCCTGCTGCCTACAGGACTTTTAGTATTAATTGATACTTTTTGTTTATCTGCTTTTTCGCTAGGCACTTTCTTCGCTAAAATCTTTTCATTAACACCTTTATACTGCTCAAGTGTTTTTCTATTTTTAGTTAAGTCTTTTAACATACTCATTGTATGCTTGTCGCCTACTAGATTTTGTCCGTTGTCACCTTCTAAAGGCTTTTCTAGCAATGATTCCCCGCTTACTTCATCGTTAGCGTGATTTAATTCTTCTTCAGCTAATTCTTTTTCATTGCGTACTTTAACACAACTTACTGGAACGCCTGCGTGTTCTGCGATTAATGTTAAAACTTCTGCGCTAGTAGCTGGATATGTTGTTGTAACATCAAAAACAGTTACACCAACATTTTTAAGGCTTGGAAAATCTGTTTGTGTTTCTTGAATAGGTGTGCTTTTTCCGCTAGTGCAATTTTCAACTTGGAATTTAGACAATCCGCGTTTGATAAGCATAGCACAATCTTTAGGGCATTCCCCTGCAATTTTAACTTTAAATTCGTAGACTTGTTTACTTTCTACTAGGTAATCTTTGAATGATTTCATGTTGTAATCCCGATATTATATTTATTTCATTTGCTTGAGTTTTTCAAGCAAACTATTACGATCTGAAATAATAACACCGTCGCCTGCTAGATTAACACTGTTATCTTCTTGGTTAGCATCTTGATCTAACTTTTGTTTTTTAAGCTGTAGTTCAATCATCTTGAGTTTTTTGTCAATTTTTGCGGCTTTAGCATCGATGGCATTTTTAAGCATGCCGCCAGCGACTTCGAAAATACGTCCAGAATACCTAGCTTCTACATTCATACCCAAGTCCATTAAATCGTCATATGCATCTGTAGCACGTTGTGCCAGTGCATCAAATTCTGCATCGCTAGCATCGCCTAGTCCTTTTACTGCGGGCAATGCTGATGCAATCTTATCAAACTCGCTGATATCCCGTAACAAAGGTTGGCTCTGTGCAGCCATGTCTTTTTGCTTTTTCTTTTCTTCTTGCTTGATAACTTCTTTACTAGCAGGAAGATTTAATAGTTCTTCAAGTTTTTTAGTCATACTTTACTTATGCTATGCCGCCCTGGTGGAATAAATCATTTTCATTAACAATACGGAATCTAATTCCTTGCTGTTTACACCATATATTAGCACTGGCCCATTTGGCTTGATTTTTAATAAATTGTGCTTGGTTGTACTTATTCTTGCCAACACGCTCTAATATGCTTTGGCTAGCAGGTTTAATCTCAATTAACTCAACATGCATCTTCATATTTTTATCAACATACTGTACAAAGAAATCCGGAACATATACTGTTTGTTTGCCAGTTAACGGATCTCTATAAGGTATTTGTACAGCTTCGCTAGCCCATTTTTGTACAGCTGGGTTAGTATCACAAAACTTCATGAAACTCCATTCCCAGCTTGATCTATATGTTGGCATTTTTGTACCTACATATTTTGCTGGTTGGGTCATGGTGAACTTGCCACGTGCAAATTTGCTAGACATATTAAACTAGAATGTTTCTAACTTCGTATGTGTCAACTAGAGGAGCAATTCTATATCCTAACATACTAGTTTTTTCTCTGTATGCATTTAAAATCTCTGCTACCACTTGGCTAAGTTGTACATCATTTAATGTTTTAAGTGTATCTATTAATTGAAATACATTTACGTTGTCTGTTTTAGCTTGATTTAACAAAACCATTGCTGTATTGTTTGCACTTTCTTGATCAAACCCGTTTGATATAAAAAATCCTACAACAGCGTCTATTTGATTTACTGGAAAATTAATCTTGTTAGCAAAGAACTTATCAAAAAATTGCCTCACGTTTGTAGAACTATCTTGTGTAGACTGTGTTGATAAATTGCTCATATTATGTACCTGATTTTCTCGGTTGTGCAACTGTAGTATCAGTAGTGGCTGACGGGAATGTGAAACCTTGTAAGCCTGTAATAGAAGATACAGATGTTTTGTTAGGATTTGTAATAATACTTGTGAGTCCTGTGCCTGATTTAAATGGCGTATTTTGATAACCATTAACAGTCTTAGACACGTTCTCTAAAATACTAGTAGAGTTAATAGTTGTATTACTGTTACCAAATGTTGGTTGTGCTGTTGTAATAGAACCAGAATCTCCTACTTGCAGTGGGCTAGGGGATAAGTCATAATGTTCTAATCCAAATCCTTCCGGATCACCTTGAGTTATTTCACCTGTATTATACGATACTGCTTCGTATGCTAGTTGCATCTGATTATCGTGTACAGCAGTTTGTCCGTAGTCAACTTTGTTATGATTCCAATTAGTGATAATTGGGTTGTGTAATTTATAACTTACATACTCATGCCGAGCCATTTGATAAATTGTAATATAATTAAAAAATGGATTCAAACTGCCGTTGTCTAGACCATAGCTATTGTTAACAAAACTATAATTCTTCGTAGCATTTCTTCTGTAGGCATTAGTATCTTCTGCTGAGATTGGATCAGCATAGTAATATTTGTAATAGTTTTGCCACAGCTGATTAATAATTCCCATGTTGTCATCGTGGAAGTTAATCTCAACTGGATTATGTTTGTGCGTTGTTTGTACGTTTTTCTTTCTGTTATATTGATTAAGCGTTTCTGCAGTTATTGAAAACTGAGGTAAACTACAACTCTTAACTAACATGTTAATTTCATTTCTGTGTCTTTGTACTAGATCAATGTTTCTCAATGCACCAATGTTAATATTAAATGCCACATGAAATAAGAATTTATGCTTTGGTGCTAGTCTAAATTGATCATCAACAAATACCCGTGCGGCATGTTGCTGATCTCGCATCAAAACATTGCTGTTATTATTTAAAAATTGATTAGGTGTAAATGCCATACTAATATTTATCGAAGAAATTAACTACGTAGTTAATGATTAGCTATAAAAAAGCTCACCTAAGTGAGCCTTTCTATTAACGTGCGCCAGCCGCTGTAGCCGCTGTGCCAACATTTCTACCCAATGGAGCTGTTGCGCCGCCGGATGTTTGTATACAGTTATCTGGTTGGATTGCTAAATCAATAGTTAACAATTCTTGTCCACCGTAACCTAATGCATTGTAGTTAGCACCTTGTACATAGCAACCATAACATTCCCATGTTTCAAGAACGTTTGGTGCGTGTGCGCCGTTGCCGCCGTCTAACATTTCAATACGCATTAAAAACTTATAGTCTCCACCTGAAGCCGCACTACTTTGTTCAAAGAAGTCAAACTGCTTCTGCATCTGTTCGCCAACTAGCTTAGATACAGATCCAGTTACGTCATCACGTAGTTTAACTGTGATAGCCGCCCACTTTGGACGTCCAGCATAGTGAATCGTCGAGTTGTAAACTGCAATAGTCTGATCATCAAACGTAACGTTTGGACGAGCAGCCTCACTTACCTGTTTAGTTAACTCTGTTGTTGGTGTTGATGTACCAAAGTTTTCAAACATCACTCTAAAGCGAAACTTGAGCTTTGGCATCAACATGCCCTGTGCGCTAGCCGATTGATCCGATGCTAGCGGTACTGTAAATCTAGATAAACTTGCGATTGCCATTTGTCTGCTCCGTTAATTAGTTGCCTAGGGCTTTGATCTCACCAGTGTTCTTCAAGCGTAATGGAATGTAAATAAATTCCACTGACTTAACTGGTTCAATCGCTACGTCTAGATATAGTTCATTACGATCAATACGTGCAGGTGTATTGTTTGATGTATCGCAAACTACGATATAGTCATACAATGCACGTTGTCCTACTAGTTCTAATAGTAGACTTTCTGCCGCACCTTTGAGTTCATCGCGGGTGATTTTGTCGTTTGGTTCAAATACGTATGGTTTAGATAATTGTGCAAACTGTCTACGTAAGTAAACTACTAAACGTGCTACGTTGATACGATCTAATGCGCTGGCACCTTTAGCACGAGTATATTGACCGTAGTTAACAAGACCTGTACCTGTGATGAATGTGATTGGATTAACTTTAACTGCCGCTAATGTATCACGCTGTCCGGTATTCAATGCTACTGACTGGAATTCGCCTGTTAATGCATTAACATATCCCACAGCACTTGCGTTACTAACACCACCTCGGCGGGTGCCAGCTGGTGCAAACCATGGATAAGAAACATTATCGCTTAATGCAAAAGTGCGTAGCATCATGTGGCTTGGCGGAACAACAATATTGTTACCTAAATTATCACTTGAGAAGCCCCATGGATAAAATACACCTAAGTATTCATCGCTAGTAACTAAACCGTTATCGCCATCTTCTAATGCACCAGCTAGGTTATTACCCCAGTTAGTTAGTGTAGTAGAATCACTTGCTAAACGTGCTGGTGCATCGCCTAGTACAAATCCTGTCAATCCGCGATCGATATTTAAATTAACAAGTTCGTTAATTAGTTCAGGATAACCTGGGCAAGCTAACAAGTTAAACACACGACTTTCTTCGTCACGTATTACTTGATTGCTGTTAACAAGGGCTTGCAGAGCTTGTACAACAACTTTACGCTGTGCTTTACGACCAAATGTACCAGCGCCGTTTTCTTGATTAGCGGCTTCACTAACCCAACGATGTGGATAATAGCCCGCCATGTCTTCGCCTTCGCCAGCGCCAAAGCGTGGGTTTTTAGCATTGAGATCGATAGCATCTAATACAAAACGTTTAACGTTAAAACCACTTCTACGCAAGTTCCATAGCAACATGCCTTTTGGATATAGTGCAGGATCCGGAGCATCTGGATCTAAGAAATCTTCTACTAACAACTCATCAATAGCTGATGGTAATGCAGATGATCCGTCAATGTTCCAACGTGCGTCTGCAAACAAAATACCATTTTCAGTTGTTTGATCAGCGGCATCAACTAGAATCCACTTACCACCGATACCGGTACCTGTTCTCTTGTATAACCTTGGATAGTTTTCCAAATCACTTGTATCAACCCACAAATCACCAGGAAGTAATGAGCCACCATCTGGATTCTTAGTTGGTTTAGATGCACTTACGATTGGACCGCCGATCCATGGTGATCCTGCGGTATGTGTATAATTTTGATAGCCAACCCATGTTGTGCCATCGTGTATCATAATATCAACTTCATCAACTAATGAATTGTACCATAAACGGCTATCAGCTGGAATGCTAGAGGGTGCATTATCGCTTGATACCGCGCCAAGGTCTGTTCCGTTTAAATCACCTGACCATAAAGAAGCAATTAGTTTAGCTGGACCGCTAGCGTATTCTGGATCAAAGAATAAGTTAGCTGTGGTAATTACTGGAAATAAATCTTCAAGTAATCCGTCTGTATCGGTAAATTTAATATCACCAGCTTCTTTGTGTATAATATTAAGTCTGTTTAATGTGTCTAATTCAACTGTTACATTGTCAAACCCTGCTTGTGCAAATGCTGTTACAAATCTCTGTGCATTTGCAATATCACCAGTGGCGCTTGCAGTTAAAGTACAACCTACATTAGGGCTAAAAGAGCTAAGGCCTTTATTTGTTCTAGCAACACCAAATTCAAAGACGCTACTGCCCGTTCCAAATACTGAAGTACCAGTGGTTAATGCGATTGATGTAATTTTTGTTGTTGCGCCGGCAATACGTTTGTAAATTTTAAATGTTGCATATGGGGCATTATTAACAGCACCGTATTCACCTTCATCATTTGCTTTGACATACAATGCGCCTGCTGATAAATTAACGCCGCCGCCTGTTGTATCTAGTGCGGCAAGTGCGGCTGCTGAGTTTATATACATAGGAGCTTTAATTAACTGCCATGCTTGGGCGGCTGCACTGTATTTCTTAACAATCCAATCAGCACCTACGTTAGGTGTTGTTGTTTTAATCCAGATACTGCCTGTAGGATAACCGTTAGCAACCACCGATTGATCGAAGTCTACTTTCTTAAACAACGGTACTTGGAAGTGTGGTTTGATATTAACTGTCGGAGCATAATATGTCTTTGACTGTAGACCAAGATTTGCAACGTTGTCGCCGGATAGTGTAATAGCCACTCCAGTTGAGTAAATTTCTAAAGCGCCAGTAACAAGATTTTTACTAGCCTTAACTCCGGCAGTATTCAAAGTTGAGTTGGCATTTATTGCCGTGGCTAATTCGTCAATCGTGTCAATATTGTTGCCTGTGAACGTTTGATTGTTTACCACAAACTCTTCAAGTAGTGCAACTGTACCAGTTCCAACTACTGTTGGCCAGCTTGCAGTCCATTCTGGACTACCAACTTGCACCCATGTACCCGCGGCTGTGTTGGTTGCTGGTTTTTTGTAATATACTCTGGCTACTGACTCTGTTGCAACAACAGCATAGTCACCAATTGATCCAACTGCGCTGAAAGGTGCACCGCTTGATACACCGCCTGCTAATTTGCTAACATCGGTGATAACTGTTGGAGTTTTAACGCCAAAACTTTGTCCGCCGGGTGTAGTCGAAGCCGCGCTATTCCATTGGAAAATGCCAAATAGTGTGTTGGCAGTATCGAACCAAATAGTACCGTCAGCTGGTGCGCCAGTTGGTGCTGTTGGAGTTGCTGTTAACTGATCTAAGTCCATATCAGCACGTACAACATAAGCACGATTACTTACGCCTAAATAACTGTATGCGGCTTGCAATCCATATTCATTCTGTTCTCCAGCATGAATTGGGTTGTTGTTAGCGTCAGTTTTAAATATTGGTGTACCAAAATTGTCTGCCAAGTCTTTCTGACTTGATAGTAAATATACCTGTCCAGCATTGGCTTTCAACGTGCCTGATGCTGTTCCTGTACTTGAACCGTTCTGTTTATTTTCAGCAGAAGCAATAACAATTAGTGGTGTTGTTCCCGGTGCAGCCGGTGTATAAAAACTTTCGTCTATTACCGTTACGCTTACGCCTGGTGAGTTTAATGTAGCCATTCTATGATCTCCATGAATACGAATTCTACATGTATTTAGTGGTTTTTAACTTTTTGGTACTCATATACGCCTAAAAAAGGGCAGTGAAAAGGGCGGTTATAAATATGTATATGCGATCTTTATGCAAAACCTGTGGCGAACGCCCGTGTGCTGTAAACTATTACAAAGAAGGACGACCTTTTTATCGTTCTAAGTGTGATACCTGTAGTCGCGGTGGTACAGCCAAGAAGCCACGATGGAGTCAGCTAGGATACAAAAAGAAAGATGGTTGTGAAAAGTGCGGATACCGTAGCAAGCATCCTGAGCAGTTTAATGTGTTTCATGTGGACGGCAATCTTAACAACTGCCGTCCTGCAAATCTTAAAACTATATGTGCTAATTGCCAGCGGCTACTGCATCAAGAAGGAGTTCGTTGGAAACAAGGTGATTTGATACCAGACCTTTGACCTGTGCAAATAGATCGTCGATGCTAGTATTGTTGTCTAGCACAGCATCAAAGTCTGTGCCTACCCAAGCAGTTTCGCTAGCGTGTATACCAGCTTTTTCAAGTTTTGTTTTACTAGTAGCCCAAGTAAAATTACCACGATCGCCTGAATTTGCACTTACTGCCCAATCGTACCATTCGGGCTCTGGGCCACGAACCACACGTACTACAATACCACCAGCAGACTTGATTGATTTAATTTCGTTAGGAAAACGACAGTCTGATATGACTACATCGTCAGTACTATTACGTAGTTTGTTTTCTAATGACGCAATCCAGATATCATCGTGAAATGCTTTTCTGCATACTTCTGTGCCCCAATACTGTAACACCCAACGTGGTGTTAAGTTGGGCATGTTCAAGCGTTCACTCCACCATGGATCTACTTGTTCGCGCCATTCACGGGCTTGTTTAGTACGGCCTTCTAGCATTGTTCTGTCCCAACCAAAGACATAACTTACTGCATCTTTGAGGGTGTTGGCGAAGCTTTCTCGTCGGAAACCATGAAAGTTAGTTAGATAATCTGCAATGGTATCTTTACCAGAACCAATGAATCCGCATACACCAATAATCATAGAAGTCTCCTAATGAACTACTAGTATATAACAGTTTTATTACAGAGTCAAATATTTTTCTGCCATTCTTCGTAAGCTCGCTGATCTGATTCTAGTTGTGCTAATACTTCAGACCACTCTGGTGGTTGGCTATTATTTGGACAGGCCCATTGGGTAAAACGTGTGCCTTCTAGTTGAAAGTTTGCGCCGGGGCGTAATTTTTTAACAGCTACATCCACGCCAAACAGTAATTCATACGGTACTTGCATACTGCCTCCTAAATAGATATTTAAGAATTAACGTGCAGTACCGTTGACATTTCCGAATGGGCTTCCGGCAAATGCCATGTAGATATATGTCGCCGCGCTTGTGTTATTATTTGAGCCAGCTGATCTAATTTTAATCCCGTTTGAAAGAAAATCAACCCCAGTAGTAGAATCACCAAGATTTCCAACATTGTTTTCTTCATCTGCTACATTAGCACCTAACTTTTGACCGTTAAGGTTGTAGGTACTTCGTTTGTTATCATACATGATCCAAGCATTGGATGTTGCGGATGTACATTTAGCCATATAGAAAGCAGGTTTAAATCCGGTATATATAAAAGGACCATCAGTGGCAGATCCATTACCAGTATAAGTGCCAAATTTGCTAAATCCAGGAACTTCCGCCCAACAATAAGCTACATAAGTACCAGTATCAGTATTCATATCATTTGTACCAATACCAAATACAGAAGTTGTTGGTGCAGAATTCCATACTGACGAATCTGCTGCCGCGCCGCCGGTATCAAAGTTAATATAAGTTGTATAGCTAAGGCTAGTATGATAAACACGCCAATTCCCTATAACATTTCTACGTTTACAGATATACATACTAGGAGCAACTCCTAATCCGTGTCCTACAGTAGCATTTACACCTGTACCAGTATAAGTCACTACACTAAATCCACTTGCGGTATTAGCACTAACTTGGCTTGCTATTGTTCCAGCAGTATTTGAAACTGCGGCACCACCTGCCTTCCACTGCCAACCAACATAAGTGTAGGTGTTAGTTACAGTATTTGCGCTTGATGGTGTAAACCCGTTAGAGTTAAATGTTATCCAAGTAGACCCTGTTGATTCTACGCCAGTACCATTTGAACGTAATAAGCCAGTTGTTCCTCTTACGCTGTCCATTAGATAATGATTTTGTGAATTAGATCGTGATTTAATCCATACTAAATCTGGTTGGAATCCGCCTGCGTTGGTTATAGCAACATCAGTTGCTCCTTGTGTCCAAGTTGACACATCAAAATACTGATTAGGATTAGCGGCAGGAGTACCTGCTGTTAAACGTGCAAAGTTCTTAGTTGTTAAGGCATTGAATCCCGCTGGAGGAGCGTATGCCCAAGGTCGTTGCCCGGCATTTAATGAAACTTGATCTCCACTGGCTCTTGTCCATACCGCAGGGAGTAACACTGTGCTCGAGGTAATTCCATAGGCCAATGCAACATTATAAACTTGTGATCCATTTTTATAAAGAGTTAAGGTATTTCCTATCCTATCAATGGCAAAACCTAAAATATCACCTGTAGCAAATCCTGGACTATTATTAACATTATAAGATCCATCACCTATGTACACCGATCCGTTTACTGTGACGCCAAAATATGCGCCGAGGGATGCAACGTCAGAAAATCCAATCCATCCATTACCGGTACTAGTATATGAGTTTATAGTATATTCGATATATGTTTTTGCATTAGCTGGAACTCCGATACTTCCGTACGCCCAACTAAATTGACTGCCAAAACTTGCTGTTAAATTTCCATTAGATAAAGTTGATTTATAGCTTACTCCGTCACCATAGTTCACAACTGGTAGTGGACTCCAAGTACAATAGTTACCCACAACTTCGCCACCATTACCGTAATCGTGTCCGTACTGTGTCGGACTGTCAACTAGGTGGTCTGTTGTGGAGTCACTGGTGTTGCCTACCGCTGTGGTTGTATAACGAATTAGAACAATACCTGAACCGCCAGCACCACCCGTGCCACCAGCACCGCCACCGCCACCACCAGTATTTGCACCACCAGCACCACCAGCACCACCAGTAACCCCAGTGGCTCCTGAATTTAATGCAGATCCACCTCCAGCAGAGCTGGTTGATGTGTTGCTTGCGCCACCACCTCCACCGCCAATGCCACCCACGCCCGCAGTTACAAAATAACTGCCACCACCGCCACCACCAGCAAAATAATATGGTGTTCCTAAAATACCAAAAGGCAATCCAGCACCACCTGCTCCTGGATTTGGGTTGGTTGCGTTTCCGCCTGCGGCGCCTGCTCCACCTCCACCTCCACCGATATGGCCGTTACCGCTTGCCACTGTAGAACTTCCACCATTAAATCCTTGTCCAGCTACACCAGCACCACCAGCACCAGTAGTTGTAGATAGCCAGTTGCTTGCACCGCCGCCTGATCCTCCAGGTCGGCCAGCACCATAACTATCTGAAGTAGGTGATGATACAATCATGCTTGCGCCACCACCACCGCCAGATGCAATTAAGTTTCCAAATTGACTATTGCCGCCTGTTGCTCCAAAAAAGTAACTGCTAGGGCTCGTTCCCCTAGTACCATTGCCTGCGCCCCCAGCACCTACTACCACTGTATAGGTTTGTCCCGGAGTAACAGCATATTGATTATTGTAAATTACGCCACCGGCACCACCACCACCACCGGCTTGATCACCACCTCCACCACCCCCGCCAGCCACTACAAGTACTTCAACACTTGTGACATCACTAGGTGCTGTCCATGCGGTTGTTCCTGTAGTGGTAAATCGCTGTACTACGCCAGCATTAACGTTGTTAGTAACAAATGATTTGCCACCCGTTTCTGGTAATGCTCTTGCGGGTGGGGTGAAGTCTGCTTGATATCGTGCAACACCGTTAGTAACACGTAAATCATCAATTTGTCCATTCCACCGGCCTTGTGTAGTATTATATGCGCCAACCCATGGGCGTGGATTACCGCTGTTAGGAGCAATAGATGTATTATACGAACTAATTGCTTCTTGTCTTCCGTTTACGAACAATCTTAACGTAGTTCCAACCCTTGTTGCCGCTATATGAAACCATGCTCCTGTACTGATGTTAG